ATGTGCAGAACGATTGTTGGAATTTCAGCTAATCTTTGTCCAGTAGATGAAGCTGGAAAGAATATTCACACCTCTGTTTCACGCAAGTTTGTGGACGGCGTACGAATGGTTGGTGGCCTGCCGATGGTGATTCCCGTTGGGGATAAAAGTTTAGTTCAGGATTATGTGGAAACGATTGACAAGCTGATTTTGTCAGGCGGGCAAAATGTTCACCCGCAGTTTTATGGGGAAGAAAAGACCATCGACAGTGACGACTACAATATTGTCCGCGATGAGTTTGAGTTGGCACTCTTGAAAGAAGCTCTGCGCCAAAACAAGCCTGTAATGGCTATTTGCCGCGGCCTGCAGTTGGTAAATGTTGCTTTTGGCGGCACTCTTAATCAGCACATTGACAATCACTGGCAGGGCTTGCCATTTGGTACTTCGCACTCCATTCGCACGGAGAAAGACAGCGTTGTGGAGCGTTTGTTTGGTCAGGCTAGCCAGATTAATTCGGTGCATCGCCAAAGTATCAAGGACTTGGCGCCTAATTTCCGAGCGACAGCTTTTGACCCCAGAGACAATACCATTGAAGCGATTGAATCGGTTGACAATCATCGTATCATAGGCCTTCAATGGCATCCGGAGTTTTTAATAAACGAAGAAAAGGGCAATTTGGAGCTGTTTCAGTACCTTTTGCAAGAGCTGTAAAAAATTATTTCATTTTTTTAAGTTACTTTTAGGAAAATTTAAGATAAGTGTTCTATACTAAGATCATAAACAAAGACCTCCTAACTTTGTTTAGAAATCCTAAAACTTTTCTTTTTCATAATAATCTCCCTATAAGAACCGCCCAATTGGCGGTTTTTTTGCTTGTTTTTGGCGAATTTAGTATAATAGGGACAGCAAAAATAGAAAAGAGAATACAATGAAAATTCGAGGAATATTCTTCTAGTTATTCTTACAGCCCTTTGTAAGCTATTAACCCTTGATTGTATAAGGTTTAGAAGAAATTATATATCATACAAGGTATTTAATGCCCTCTCTTAGTCCACAAAAAGGTGAACAAAAAAAGCCCTAAAAAAGGGCGTGAAAATTATGAGTTCAGCAGGCAAGAACTAGCACGGTCAAACGTGCTTTTTTAATTGCTTGATGTCATTATACCATATTTTGCTTTTTGAATGTAACGTATCTCACCAGGGCATAATACTTTAATTTTTAAAAAGAAATGTTGTATGTTAAAATGAGATAAGGAACTGGTTTGGCACCCTATGGCCTCTTTGAGGTCGGCGCCTAAGTCAGTTCCTTTTTGTAGTTCGAGATAGAGCAACAAGGACATAAAAATCATGTCTTATACACCAATAAAGCGCCCTTCCGATAGCTTTTAGCAAAATCAAGCAAGATTTCAGTTTTAAGATGCCTATACTCTATTTTATCAACGCAAAGCACTTTGTATAAATCGCAAAGCTTTTTGGTCTCTTTTGGCTTTTTTGTAAACAAATTAGCGAATATCTCACGCTTTACCTCGTCCAGATTATCTCTGTAAGCTTCAATCTCTGTAACTAACTCCACAGCCTTATCCTTGAATGCTCCACGCTCGTTTTTTCGTTCTGCTAGTGTATGCAGCGATTTGTAACTCTTTAGAAAATAATAAGCTCTTCGTGCTGTTTCTATTTCATCTAAAACCATGTATCTTGATCCTTTCCCTTTTAAGTAAAAATGTTGTATACTTAAGTTAATGAAGGAAGTAATCTTGTTCCCCTTGTCCACTTTGTGGTCGGAATGATGGTTACTTCCTTTTTTGAACTATGTCGACTAATTGATTATCTCGTTTTACAACTGCTATATCCACATCTCTCCTTCTTTCTGAGAATATAAAAGCATCTCGGCAACTACCGACATGCTAATTTAAAATTTCCACAGAATAAATTTCAGACTCTGAAAATACAATATATTCGTTACCTACTTTGATATCCAGCATATCTTCATCTTCGTCGTAACTTTCGGCATCGCAATAATGAGCCATACCGCTCCATATCTTTCCTTCCACATCCGTCAGGGAAACTTTTTTATTATTATATTGTAATAAATTCATTTTTTTCCTCACTTTTCATAATATGTCGGGATTATATGTGCTCCGATCTTACTATAGCGATTCTTTTTCAATATTAACTTTGTCTAACCAGAACTTAGACTGCAATTTTCAGAATATAGGCCTTGTCAATCAATCGCTCATATTTCTCAATGGCATTATACTCCAAATCTTGAAATTTCGCCACAGATATAGGAGTGTTTTTGATATCTAAATCAGATATAGAATTATTTTCTTAGGTTAACTGCCCCAAAGTTCAAACAAGCAGAATTTCCTCTCTTTTCCCTTTCTTTTCAAGCAAAAATGTTGTATACTCTAAGTAATGAGGATTGGTTTCGTGCCCCTTGTCCGTTTTCACGGTCGGCACTATAGTCAATTCTCTTTTTTTATGCTCTGATAAGGCTCCTTGCTTTCTGTCAGGTCGATTAACTTTCTTTCTTCAGCTGCATCTTGTTTCTCCGCACTCCATTTTTTAGAAAAGACAATCTGCCTGCGCCCACTTCCTGAATGGTAGTCAACAGGACACCTGAAATTACTGTGCCTCTTATATACTTCAATTAGGAATCTGGATAATTATAAGCTCCTGCTATACCCTTAAATCAAGATTCTGCTGTCTAGCTGATTTACAAGACCGTCTAACTTATATCGATTTAAAATCGAACTATGAACAGAGGTCTTGTTTTTAGATTCATCATTCAGAATATTTTAGATAAACTATGAGTACACGATTGCTTTGTCATAATCACTGCCTAAAAAGCCTTCTAACAACTTCTTAGCTATATTGCAATACATTTTGCCATCTGACAAATTAGAAGCTGTTAAAGAGCCTATCAGAGCCTCAGAGAGAATCTGACCGCCATTCTTCCTGAAGAGGTAGAGGCTGTTCTGGCGCTGAGTTGTCAAGCAAATACAGGACAGTATCTTTAACCTTTACCCTGATCTGACTCTTGAGCATTCGCAGGCTTATCAGAGCCCTTGATACCTGTCAAATCTCGGATGATATCAGCATCAAGATATCCTGGTATTGCTTGATTGAGCTTGATAGCTCCATCACTAATCATGGTCAAGGTGCTAGCGTCTGCCTCAAAGAGAGGCTCCCATTTTGCGATTGTATTGACAAACTGACTGCGCAAGTATTTCCATTCATCACGCAAGCAAGCTGCTACATACGCCACATTCAGCAAACCAGATCCAAGAGAGCGCTGTGCTTTGCGTCCAGCAAGTCGCAGATTCTCATGACTTGCCCTGATAGCTTCTGCCGAGGATGGATTGTCTGATACAAAGCCAAGGTCAGCGAGTGTCAGCCCCATTTCACCAGCAAAACCGGCCGCTGCTAAGCGAAGCTGTTCGGTAAACGGTGACATGTTCGATGTAGTGAACTGACCAACTGTAGGCTTCTCCCCGTCGTCATCCTTGGTGAACTGCAGCATGCTGGAAACAGTTGCTTTCCAAGTATCCATCGGCTCAGCGTCTTGACTCAATCCCAAGACATACTTTTGAGGGAATGAGTAGAACTCAGCTGTAACATCGGCTCGCTCAAGTGTCCGTTTAGCATATCTCTGATATGACATACAAGCCCTTGTTATCCTTGACCGTCCAAAAGGACGCACAGCATCTGGTCTATGAATAATCGGAACTAATAAAGGAGTACCTGCAGGATTTGGAATCATGAAATCTTTTCCTTGTTTCAACAAATACCAGGTTTCTGTCGGTGTGAAATAAGCCTCTAAAACGGGCACCCCATACTCATCTCTTTTTAATACTGCATATCCTTCGGTTAGTAAGCCAGTGAAAGGATCTATCACACCAGTAGCGTTGCTGGCCTCGATTACTTGTAGTCTAGGTGTATCATCTTCACCTTTAGAGATATAGACGAAAGCACAAGAGCCAATTAAGGCTGATACTGCTTATATCTCATGTCAACCCTATCCCTGACATTTGCCAGCTTATTTCTTAGATAAGGTATTCCTTTTAAATCCATTTTGTTTTCATATCCTTTAATTTCGCGCGAGAAAATTTGTACAGTGACGGCGTGAAGCTCTCAAACTCCAAAGGGGAGGGGGATACCCCCCATACCAGATTTTAAAAAGAAAATTTTAAAAATAATTATTTTAGTTCTTTTATCATTTTTCTCATTGCATCATCCAGCGCCTTTTCATCATCTGTCTTTACACCGTGAGCTTTTTTAGAAGCTTCTAGCTGTTGTTTGGCTTCAAGTTCTGCTGCTTGATAGCCTGCCGCTTCTCGCTCCTCTTTCATCTTGTTCAGTGATTTCATCCAGAGTTCTTGTGTTGAATCATATTGAGCTTGAGACTTTCGTCTTATCGCTTCTAAGCCTTCCTCTGCTTTCTTGCGTCGCTCTTCTTGTTCCTGGGTTGCTCCCTCAACCATCTTGTCATACCAAGAATAATGATTGTTCTGTTCTGTTTCTGTCATATTGCTGCCTCCTTATTTCTTCAGTTCTTCAAATTGAACGAAATCAAGTACATCTTTTATTCCTGCAATGGATCTGCCGCGATAGCTATCAAGAGGCAGGGAGGGGATGGATGGAGTGTTCATAACGTCATAGGTCAGGAGTCTTGTCAGTTCATCAAACTGATTATAAATTTCTCCTGATTTTGCTGATAGTTCACGTAATGAATTGTACAGCGGTTTAGCCTTTTCAATCAGCTTCTCACTCTCTTCTCTCGCTGCGGCATGAATCCTATCCTGATATTCTTTGCATTCTTCGGATGTGATTCCCTGAGTAGACTCCAATTTCTTGAGTTTATCATTCAGAAGCTTCTGAGTCTGCTCTAAGTTCCACAGTTCCCCTACTTTTTCAGACAAGATTTTATAGTCAGTTTTGCTTTCTGCTTCTTTCTTCTCTGCTTCCTTTTCCTTTATGTCTTTAGATAGCGACGCTATTTGCTGGCGCAATCTATCACATTCTTGGTTTTTGTTTGTAACAATCGCTGTCAATTCAGCTTTGATTTGATTTAGTGTTTCAGTCATTTCTTTATCTCCTTCGCTTTGCTAGTAATCTACTTCATTAGTTCTATTCTTCAATCATTTTATAGTTTTGTCTCATTTCTTATCCAAGGTTTTTCTAACATTATCACCTCCTTTTTCTCCTGCTTGAATTTAACATATCTTACATTCTGTTAGATTCAACTAACCTTGCTTAACCTTAGTCTTATCAAGGCATTGACCTGTTTTTCTTAAAATGAATTTACAAATCCTCAATATGTTAAATACAATAGATTTTTATTGCTAAAATTCAATGTATTTCCAACCATGCCATGCTAGTTTATGAAAATCCTAAAGCACGAGCTGCTTACTGTATTTCTAATTCCTCTGAGGTAGAAACTTGCTAATATATGATGTAGTTTTAAGTTTTTTTCTAATTGATGATGGTTTTTCCTGAATTGATGCCGGTTTTGATGCCGGTTTTCATTTTTGAAAATCCAGTATTACCAAGGGTTGATGACGGATGAGGACGGTGATACGGTTTTTTTTAATTTCTTTTTTATTTTCTTTTTTTATTCCTTTCTTTTTTATTTTTTCTATTTTTCTTAAAAATATCCGTCATCAATCATCAAAAGGGTACTCAATATATGATAATAAAGGATTTTTGCTTTTCACTTATCCGACATCTTGCCGGCATCATCCGTCATCCAATTCCTTGTTTTTCAAATAACCCTTTTCTTGCCCTCTCTTTTCTATTCCCTTGCCTTGCATTCTATCTGTGCTGTAGTTTTTAGCTGCATAGTGAGGGAGGTCTTCCTTAGGTGAAAATCCTCTTGGCAACATTTGACCAGCTGGAATGTTGGCTTTGCTAGGTTTAAAACCATCTGGAAGATTGTTTTTAATCTCTCTATGCAGAGCATTGGGAGTCAGATCATTTTCTATCTGATAATACTCTTTAAAGCTCAGCCAAACCCACCAGACAAAGGAGTTAGGGAGAAAGGAAGATACTAAGCTTTTCTTAAAGAAATTGCGAGTAAAGGATACCACCTCATTCACCTCTTCTTGAAAGTCGTAAACTGCTTTTTGAGACGCTTGAGGATTTAACTTTAAATCTGTCTTAGTGTTTAAAGCTAGGCAAAGTAAATACTCTAGTACCTCTCTACGGCAGATATAGTCATCTTTGATGGCTGGGTTTACCTTTCCAGCAAAACCGCCTTTAAATGGCAAAATTCGGAATCGTCGACCAATAGCATCAGAATCACCGTTTATGATAGGCAGACCATTGGATGACTGGATGATGGTCATTTTTAAATTGACAGAGTAGGGTGTTTTCCCTTTTTCTTCAATTTTGATAGGATCTCCAGTGGTTAAACTAAAGAATGTCGATACATCTTTGATTTTCACTCGAACTTGGACATCATCACCTATTACAACTGTCTTGCCTACCAGTACAGAGGTCTCAAACCGGCTTTTATTCACCTCGTTTATTTTTAGGTTTGCCACATTTTGAGCGCCTACAAGATTTTTTATCAGTTCTTGAAAGGTTCCTTTACCAGTTCCCCCTTTGCCTAGTAGCCAAAAAACATTTTTCAAGCTCTCGCCTGTAACGCTGGCTTTGATGATCTGCAGTGCCATCCTATACAGTTCATCGTCTCCTCCGAACAGATTTTTCAGCCATTCAGTTACTTTCCAGCCTTTTATATTAGGTTCTTTTGCATCTGCAATATAATTACAGTCAATCTTCCTAATTACAAGCTTTTGAGGGCTAAATGGCTCTGTTACGCCGGTTTTAGCATTGTAAAGCAGATTTCCCAATGCAGTATAACGATTATCAGCTTTTCTGCTGACAGCTGCTCTGGATAGTTTATAGATAACATCAAGGGCTTTGCGTTCCGTCAGCTCTGGATTGACAACGAAAATCAAATCTTTTATAAATTCCTCGTTTGTCTCGTAGAAGCCCCTATCAGGATTGTAATAGTACAACGGCTCCCGTTGGCCCTCCATGTCATTCTTTAATCTGACAAAGTGCAGCCGCTGGCGTAGAAATTCGGCAATTTGCAATGCGCTTCGAGGCATTTTCCTTGCGGCAGCTTTCCTAGCCTTTTCCTCGGCTGTCTCTTCTGCAGTTTCTGGAGCTGTTGCTAAGGCTTTCTGATAAGTCTGTTCGTACAGACTTTGGAGATCATCTTTTAAAAGCTTCCTAACACCCTTGAAAGTCTTAAAATAACAGTCTTCTTGTAATTCTTGGGGCTGCCCTCGTTCCTGGTTGTCCAGTTCTGTTGACTTATCCTGCTTTACCCCTCTGTCATCCTCGATGATCGACTGTATGATTTCTTTTTCTGTCAAGTTACACCCCTTTCTAAATTGCTTAATTCTTTAATAAAATATCTGGCAAGGGCTGGGCGCTTCACAATAGCGGAGAATAACCCTGCTATATCCTCACAACTATAGCCATTGATATATAGTAAGCGGACGAATAAGGCTGTTTCTTGCTTGGTGTAAAGGCCTAGCGTCAAAGTTTCTAATATCCAGCCAGTCAGTTTTATCCCAGTTCCCTGGCGGTTTTCCTTGATTCTGACTTTTTCAAGGTCTTTTAAGACGGTTATTAGTTCTGGCTTAGCCAGAGATATTGGCATATCTCTTACTAATTTCCAGCCGGCCAGTTTCAGATTCTTGCTTTCTAGCTTTCTAAATTTGATGCCTTTATAAGTGAATTCTGAAATATAAACATCCAGTGGCTCAAAATAGAGGAACTTGTAGTAATTCCCTTTTTTATAGACAGCAGTGGGGTTTTCTTTCAAGAAGCTAAACAGCTTCATAGTCTGAGGAGTAAAAGTTAATTCCATAATTGTATTCATACTCTTCCTCCGTTATCATCTACTCCTAGGAAAATCAAAATATCTTTTATTTTGTAAAATACCTTACGAGTATCTTCGAGAGGCGGCTGGTAGCGCCTCAAACCCCCTTCCAACTCCCAACGTTTCAAAGTGTTGGCCTTAATTCCTAATTCTTCTCGGACCTCTACAGCAGACATTAAACCCAGATGTTTAGCCTTTGGACGTGCATAGGATTCCAAGAAGCCAGCAACCAGAGATAGAGCCTCTGTTTTTAATTCCTTTTCAGTTTCTGCGCTGAATAGTGCCATATCAAGGCCACCTCCTCTGATTTGCCATGACCTTGCCGGCAATTTTTCCTAGAGTTTTATTCATAAGCAATATTTTTTTATCTTGCTGCTCCAATAGGTCCAATGTTTGACACAATATCTTGGCCATAAGTTGCAAGGCTTCTCTTGTTGGCTCATTTTGGCAAGTTTCAATAGCTTTAAGGCTTTCTTTTATTGCTTTGATATCTTTAGACTTAATCAATGTTCGTGCCTCACTTTTTTCTTTTTAGATTTTCAATTTCCTTGGTCATGCTGCGAATGGTTTTCTGTTGTTCTTCCAAATACCCAATTAGTCTGTCTATATGGTTACTCATTCCAATGGCGAACTCACAGACCATGCTATTGAATGATCCATCATTCTGAAAGTTTGTTAGACTTATCTCTTGGTCTTCCAACTCCTGCATATGCTCAGAGAAATTGACAATATTATTGCTTGGTTCAAATTTATCGGCCATTCTAAAACCCTCCAGCTCCTCGGCATCGTCGCACTCCAAAAGCTGACTAGCTATATCATCAAGCTCAGCTATAATCGTTTCAAATACCTCGTAGGAAGAGCTTAGATAGTTTGTCGCTAGGTGTGTAAAAGTGAATGAATCTTGGTCTTTTGCAAGAGACACCCCAGCTTGAGCCACTTGATCCATTTTTATTGTCTTTAGGATATTAGACAGTCGGCAGCCTAAGTTCTGCAGCTCTTCAACGGTAAGTTGTACAGTTTTAGTTTGTTCTGTTTTTTTAGTCATTTTCTTGTTCCTCGCTTTTATAGTACTTATTTTCCGAGTTGTCGGATAAGGGTTTGCTTTTCTTCTTCGTTTACTGTATCTGCTACAAAAAGCACATCTAGCTCTTTAACGTAAAAAGCATTACGATTTAGTTTGTTGTGGTCAAAGATTGAAATTTCCATAATTTTTACCTCTCCTAGCTATTTCTAATTGCTAGTGCTTACCGTTTGGAAGTCCTGGAAGCTGTCGCAAATTCGATTAAATACGTCAATTAGATCATTGTCCTCGATATATACAGCAGTAAGCTGTCCGTTGTTATTGTGTGTCAGTTCAATCACTGGCTGGGCATAGTTTCCAACCATGTAGCCCATTAGAGCATGGCCACCTGCTTGTGCAGCATCACGATCTAAAAAGTCGTAAGTGAAAGTCCGTTTTGTTGCTTTATCTGAAAATGTTTGTAGTTTCATGTTTTTTGCTCCTTTAGTTGTACTTGCGTCCTGCAAGTTGGATATATGCCCCGTATTCGGGGGTTAGTTTGTCGTCAGTGCTTTCTTCCGTCTGAGAGCTTTCTGCCACTCTAAGGCCCTCTAGTGAGCTCTGATTGCTGTTTAGATGCCATAGCTTCCAGATTAGGAATAGCAGTAGTGAGACAAAGACGATTGCTTGCCCTGGCGTCATGTCAATTTCTTGTATCATTTGTTTTGCCCTCATGCAAAAATTTCTGCTAGTTCTTTATAGATATGATCAGGAATTTCGTTCAGTGCTTGCTGCTGCAACTGGATAGCTTTGAGGCGGTTAGTGTCACTAGCAGTTTTCTTTTCGATAATTTCGCGAGTAGGCATTACTTGCTTGTAATAATCTTCTAACTTTAGCTTGCGGCCGCCTGATGTCTGTTCTTCTTCCTGCTTCTTGTTTCTCAAAAGCTCAAAGCTGACGATTTCCTTGTTCTTTATGGTGAAAGCTATAGCCTTGCGAGCTTTCCAGTTGTTCAAGCGAACTTTTATCTGTCTGTCTGTCCAGTCTGGCAGGCGCTTTCTAAGAATGTCCATAGTGATCAGACCTTCGTCTTGCCAAAGCTGGGCCAGGTCTCCTTGTGTAAATGGTGTTTTAGTCATGTTGATTATCCTTATCTCTTTCTTTTGGTTTTTATCGGCAGTTTATAGAGTCGCCTCTCTGAGCGGTTGCATTTGATATCCCTTTTTGGTACAATCTAAGTATAAAATGTATTCTTAAAACCCTTACGGCTTGCCTGCTAGTAAGTGTTTGAATATCTTAGAGTGAAAGCCTTGCTGATTTGGTCGTCTGTTAAGGCTTTTTTTGTTGCTTCTAGACTTATTCAGCCTAATTGTATTAGTGCTGTAAGCTCCTTTCTAATAATCTTCTGCTAGCCATTCCATGGCTTTTTGGTAAATGCAAGGTTTTACTTCTCCGCCGTCTCGAATTTTTTTGTATGTAATAGGATTGATACCTATTTCTTCGCTAGCTTGCTTAGCAGTTAATTTTTTATCCGCTTGCTTTCGGCGTATTGCTTTTGCTTGAGTTGAGGTGATAAGCAATATATTTCTTCTCCTTTCCTGTTTGTAAAGATTATCTTTACTTGAGTCAAGTATATAATGTTTTTCTTTACTTGTCAATAGATAATAAAAAAAAACTTTACAAAAGTTTTCTTAGTAGTTATAATTTAACTGAGGTGATAAGATGCCAACAATAAAAAACAGACTTAAGGAATTAAGAACAAAAAAAGGAATAACACAAGATAAACTGGCAACGGAATTAAATGATGGGGTAAGTGATAACGAAAAGCTAGTATCAAAGATGGTTATATCTAATTGGGAAAATAATAAACATGCCATCAAACCAGAAAAAGCTCAACAGCTAGCTGATTACTTCAAGGTTAGTGTAGCATATCTGCTTGGGTATAATGATGAAATTATGACCTTTGACAGCGGAGAAGAGTTTGAAAAAGAAAAAATAAGAACTCTAAATACAATCTTTCTGTCTGAATTACGAAAATCTCAAGAAAAAGATGCCATTCAAATTGATGTGCTAGCGGCAATCAAATTTTTAGAAAGTGCTTTAGAAAAAATAAAAAAACATTCTAAAAATGTTAAAAATTCATATATTACAGATCTACAGAAAGCCCTCGATACTTTGAGTAACTTAGCTGATGGCCTGGCAGGAAAGAGGGGAAGTAATGATGAAAAGTAGTTTTGTTTCCCTTGATGTCGAAACAGCAAACTCTTTTAGAGGGAGTATCTGCTCAATTGGGCTGGTAAAATTTATAGACGGACAAGTGGTAGATAGTTTTTACAGCCTTATCAATCCTGAGGAAGAATTTGACGAGTTTAATATCTTTATTCATGGTATTACTCCAGTAGCAACCCATAGAGCTCCAACTTTTCCAGAGATTCGACAATCTATTATAAATTTTATTGATAATCTACCAGTGGTTGCTCATTTTGCTCAATTTGATATGGGAGCTTTAAAAGATGCTTATTTGAAATATCAGTTACCTTTTGATGACATCAGTTATTTTTGCAGCTACTTTGTTTCTAAATTTGCATATCCTGGACAAATAAGTTATAAACTTAATGAACTTGCTAAACATTTTGGGTTTAATTTAATTCATCACGATGCACTCTCAGATGCAAAAGTTAGTGGCCAGATTATTTGTAAATTAATGGAATTGAATAATCAGCCAAATTTAATGGAATTTTTACAATCGATACGCTATAAGAAATTAGGAAATCTTGGCGGAAATGGTTTTCTAAGGACTTCTATCAGGCACTCCTATACCCTTAAAAATAAATTTTATATTCCTACAGTAGAGGAACGGGCAGCTATGGATCCATCAAATCCAGTATATGGCACTTATTTTGTGTTTACTGGAAAGCTGGAACGTTTCACGAGGCAAGAGGCAGCAAAGGAAATAGCTCTACTTGGTGGTGTCCCTGAAGGTAATGTGACAACTAAGACAAATTATTTGGTTATAGGGGAACAAGATTTTCGTATTGTTGGGAAAAGCGGACAAAGTAACAAGATGAAAAAAGCTTTTGAACTTCTGGCTAAGGGATATGAAATAGAAATTCTATCAGAGCTTGATTTTTTGAAACTTATTGAAATGATGAAAAGTGGCTAAGAAAGTTATTCTTCTAAAATATGGAGTAACTGCCATATAAAAAGCCAGCAACTGATGACTGGTTCTCCAATTTTTTAAATATCTTGCCTGAAAAGAGGTAAAATGATATAATGTAGTTAATAGCGATATTACTCAAATATCACCAAAGCCCCTTGGAAGTGCGATTCCTTGGGGCTTTTTTTACGTTCTATTAAGATTAACGGGTGTTTTTTGGGCTAGTCTCGGTCATCTTCCTTACTATCTAGCCACTTGCAAAGGTAATGCAGGCAGAGACCTGCTATCACTTCTGCCATGATAGTAAGGACGAGCTCAATAGCGATATCACTCATTCTATCACCCCCTTTCCCAATCCTCACAGAAAGGTAATCGGTAACCGATGACAAAAAATAGTATAGCATAACATCCTTTGCCCCACAAGTTCGTATAAGCTTTTTTAAGCCTTGTCTTTATTTTCCAGATAGATTTTCACCGACTAACCTATCAAAACGAACTCTAGGGCATTCTACAACGCCCTGGATCCATTTAACCCTTTCTTAAAACCCTTACGGCTTGCCTGCTGATGAAAAGAAAGGGGAACTAATGAAAATTACTGAAGTCAAAAAGAAAAACGGCACTACCGTTTACCGAGCTAGCGTCTATCTAGGAGTTGATAAGGTTACTGGTAAAAAAGTAAAGACAAGTATCACTGGACGGACAAGGAAAGAGGTTAAGAGCAAAGCCCAGCACGCGCAGTTTGATTTTAAAACTAACGGATCGACAGTCAAAAAGACGGTACAGGTCAAGACCTACAAAGAGCTTGCTGCCCTATGGCTAGAAAGTCACAAGCTTACAGTTAGACCGCAAACATTTGCAGTAACTAGGAGACAAGTTAATCATCATCTTATCCCTGAGTTTGGGAGTATGAAGATAGACAAGATAACGCCTAGCAGCATTCAGGAGTTTATAAACAATCTGGCCTATAAACTTGTGAATTTCAAGGAGATTAACTCAATTAACAGAAGAATACTGCAGCATGGTGTAACATTGCAGCTGCTGACGTCTAACCCTGGACGTGATGTGATTCTGCCTAAGAAGCAAAAGAAAGGCAGAGAAGCGGTTAAGTTCATAGAGCCAGATAACTTAAAGGTGTTTATCGATTATGCTGAAAAGCTATCTACAAAGAGCTACAAGCATTATTACCGCTTTGTGGTCTTTAAATTGCTACTGGCCACAGGCTGCCGCATTGGAGAGCTTGCAGCCCTGGAATGGTCTGATATTGACTTAAAGGAAAAGACAATCACAATCAGTAAAACCTACAGCCAAGAAATTCGGATGATAGGGGAAACAAAGACAAAAGCAGGTACTCGAAAGATAAGCATAGATCCCAAAACTACGCTTATGCTGAGACAGTACCAGAATCGTCAGCGCCTAATGTTCTTAGAAGTAGGGGCTCCGGCTCCGTCTGTTGTCTTTGCCACTACAGTTAGAGAGTATCTGCCAAGGCATTCTCTTCAACAGATTATAGATAAGCGTTGCGAGACATTAGGCATCCCACGTTTCACTTGTCACGCTTTCCGCCATACTCACGCTAGTTTATTGCTCAATGCTGGTATCAGCTACAAGGAGTTGCAATATAGGTTAGGACATTCTAATATATCCATGACCTTAGATGTGTATAGTCACCTCTCCCAGGACAAAGAAAAAGAAGCTGTTTCATATTATGAAAAAGCTATAAATAGTCTATAAGTCCACAAAAAGGTGAACAATTTTATAAAACAACTTATCTATAAGGGTTATAAACCTTATTAAATCAACGTTTGAAAGGATAATAAAAGAAAATATGACGAAAATTCGCGGATTCGAGCTGGTTTCCAGCTTTACAAATGAAGATTTGCTGCCTAAGAGAGAGACGGCTTACGCAGCTGGCTACGATTTGAAAGTGGCAGAGCGCACCCCTATTGCGCCAGGGGAGATTAAGTTGGTTCCGACTGGTGTCAAGGCATATATGCAGCCGGGCGAGGTGCTTTATCTTTATGACCGCTCATCCAATCCTCGTAAAAAAGGTTTGGTCTTGATTAACTCCGTTGGGGTCATTGACGGCGACTACTATGGCAATCCTGGAAACGAAGGGCATATCTTTGCTCAGATGAAAAACATCACAGATCAGGAAGTCGTCCTTGAAGCTGGCGAACGTGTAGTTCAGGCTGTCTTCGCACCTTTCTTAATTGCGGATGGAGATGAGGCAGAAGGCGTGCGGACCGGCGGATTTGGATCGACAGGGAATTAGTATGAAAATCATTTTTATCCGCCATGGAGAGCCAGATTATTCACCCTTGGAAGAGGCTGGCTATACTGGCTTTGGACTAGATTTGGCTCCCTTGTCGACTGCTGGTCGTCGGATGGCAACAGAGGCCGCTGCTAATCCTTTGCTGGAACAGGCGGAAATTCTGATCTCCTCTTCTGTGACGCGGGCTTTGGAGACGGCTTCCTATCTGATTCGAGACCGCCAACTGCCGCTTTTTGTGGAGCCTTTGTTGCATGAATGGCAGGTATATGAGAATGGGATAGAAAAGTTTGAGCAGGCTCGGGAGTTGTTTTTTGAAAATAATGGTTGTCTCCCTGCAAGAAGTCCTGTCCAGTATGAAACGGCTGAGCAGATGAAAGAACGCTTTTTCAGTGCCTTAAGCAAATACAGAGACTACGAGACGGTAGCTCTTGTAGCCCATCGCATGCTCATCCGCCAGTTTGTAGCTGATCAGCAGATTGATTTTTGCCAGTTTATTGAATGTGAATTAGAAATATAA